TTATCAATCTTAGCGTCTCTCATTCTGAAAGACGAACCTCTTCTAACTTCAACAGTATCGCCAACTTTAATTATCATTACGCCGCCTCCATTAAAGAGTACGGCACACGCCAAGTACCACCAAGGTTGGTGTCTTTTACAACGGCACGTTTAGGACCGTTAAGTGATACAATCACACCAGGTCTTTTACGACCAGTCTTACGACCAAAGATTACATGGTCACCGACATTAAAGTCAGATTTCTTTTTATTCTCGGCGTCATTAACGGCACACTTAATTAAAAGTAAAGCATCCTTGTTTTCAGGATTCTTAATAAAGTCTAAGATATCGGGTAAATTGTTAAATTCAAGTTTCATAATGTATCCTTTCTTTTAAATACTCTTATACAATACACTATAAATAGTAGAAAGTCAAGGTAATAATACACATAATATGAAATTAAAAGTGTTATATATCAATGATTTAACTAGAGTGCGTCAGACTGTCGCATGTGAAAAAGGAGATTTTATGGGATTTTTTAGTAATTTATGGAATAATTGGGGTAAGAGTGAAAACGTATTACCACCAAAAGAAAAGAAAACAACAAAGAAAAAGGTAGTCAAAAAGAAAAAGAAGACTACTAAGAAAAAAGGAAAGTAATGGGTACATGTAAAAACTGTGGACATGGATGTCATTGTAGTAATGGTAGTTCGTGCGGTTCCTGTGGTTGTGCAAACTGTGAACATGCAGAGTAATGGCAAAAGGAATTAACATAGTAACATATTCGAAGGGTCCTAAGAAAAGAACATCAATAGGCGATAGTTCTAGATCAAGACCTAAGAATAAAAATAAGAGAAGACAACACAAAAGAAGTGTAGGGCAAGGTAGATAGTGTCAGGCGTTGCACGAAACGGTGTTGACGTAGCAGGTGGTGTTGCGATTGAAGGTAGTGGTAATGTAAATGCAAATGGGTCTGGTGTAGTTCGTATAGGCGATAAGGTTGCGTCTCATGGACTTCCACCTCATAGTGTTACGCCACCTATGGTTGGTGGTTCATCTACAGTATTTGCAAACGGCATAGGTGTATCTAGGTCAGGTGACGCCGCAGTCTGTGGTCATACTATTTCAGGAAGTAGTAATGTAAATGCTGGGTAACTATATAAATAGTTAGCATGGCAATACTTCAATCAGGATATACAGACGCTTCTAGAACAAACGCAAGTTCTAGATCAGTTCGTCTATACAAAGATATCGCATTATCTTTTGAACAAAATGTCTCTACAAAAGATGTTATTGTTAAAAAAGATGTAGAGGCAGTTAAACAATCTGTACGAAATCTTATATTAACAAATCATTATGAGAGACCTTTTCATCCTGAGATAGGTTCTAGTGTAACAGCAATGCTGTTCGAACCTATGAATCCTATTACTGCCAATATCTTGCAAAGAACAATTGCAGAGTGTATTGAAAATTTTGAACCTCGTGCTAGACTAGTGTCAGTTATTGCTGCCGCTAAACCAGACGCAAACTCATATGAGGTGACAATTAGTTTTTACGTTGTCAATGTACCAGGCGAATTAGTAACCTTAACAACCATGTTAGAAAGAAGTAGATAATGCCTAAGAGATTAAACGTAACAGAATTAGACTTTGATAATATCAAAGACAATCTAAAAACATTTTTATCACAACAAGATCAATTAACAGATTATGATTTTGAAGGTTCAACAATGTCTGTACTATTAGATGTGTTGGCATACAATACACATTACAATGCTGTATATGCAAACGTACTTGCTAACGAAATGTTTTTAGATAGTGCTGATTTACGAAACAGTATTGTATCACATGCAAAACATGTAGGGTACACACCACGAAGTGCAACGTCACCTATTGCTTTTTTAAATGTCGTAGTTAACAATGCAACAGGTTCAACATTAACTGCCGCTCGTGGTACAACTTTTACAACCTCAGTAGATGGTACGTCATACAATTATGTTGTTAAAGACGCAACGACAATCACACCAGTAGATGGTGTTTATACTTTTTCTAGTTTACCTGTGTATGAAGGAACACTTGTTAATAATAAATTTACAGTAGATGTTTCAAATGCAGATCAAAGATTTTTAATTAAAAACGCTTTGGCAGATACAACAACTTTAAAAGTCACAGTACAAAATAGTACAAGTGATACTACAACAAGCACATACACATTGGCAAGTGATTTGGCAGACGTAACATCATCATCTAAAGTTTATTATCTTGAAGGTGCTGAAGACCAACAGTACGAAGTTAAATTTGGTGACGGTGTACTCGGTGCTGCTTTATCAACTGGTAATATCGTAACTCTTTCATATATTGTTACAAGTGCCGAATCAAGTAACGGTGCAAGTTCTTTTAGTTTATCAGGTAGTCTTGGAGGGTTTGATGATGTGACAGTTACAACAGCAACTAATTCTGCTAATGGTGCTCAACCAGAAACACCAGACAGTATTCGTTTCAATGCACCAAGACAATATGCTTCACAAAATAGAACAGTAACACCAAAAGATTATGAGAGTAAAGTAAAACAGATTTATACTAACGCACAGTCAGTTCAAGTTTGGGGCGGAGAAGATAACAGCACTCCAGTTTATGGACGTGTTTATATTTCAATCAAACCAGTTGCAGGTGCAACACTAACAGAAGCAACTAAGACTGACATTATTACACAACTAAAAAATTTTAACGTTGCAAGTATCACACCAGTTATAGAAGATCCTGAAACTACATCTTTACAATTAAGTGTAGATGTTAAGTTTGACGCTAAGTCAACAACAAGAACAGCAGACAGTATTAAGGCATTAGTTAGTTCAGCGATTACAACATACAATACAAACAACTTAGGACAGTTCGATAGTATATTCAGACATTCTAAATTTATTGAAACAATAAACAAAGTAGATACAGCAATCTTGTCTAACATTACAACTGTCAAAATGCATAAGTCATTTACTGCAACCACAACAAGTGCAACAACTTATACAATAGGTTATAACAATGCATTTTATAATCCACATTCAGGACACAATGCAAGTGGAGGTGGTGTCTTAACATCATCAGGTTTTAAAATTAATGGTGATACAACTAACGAATACTTTTTAGATGAAGATGGTGCTGGTAATGTAAGACTGTATTATCTTGTAGGACAAACAAGAACATATACGAATAATGCTATAGGCACAATTGATTATACAAACGGTTCTATCACATTAAACTCTTTATTCATAACTGAGGTTTCAAATGTAGATGGTGCAAGTTCAACTGCTGTTAGATTAACTGTTATACCTAACTCAGTAGATGTTATACCTGTAAGAAATCAGGTACTAGAGATAGATGAAACAAACACAACTGTAAGTGTATCTGCTGATACATACGATACAACTTCAGGTATTGGATACACAACAGCAACAAGTTATGCTTCGTAGTCTATGGCAAAGTTTACAAAGAAATTAAGTCCCCTAGTAAGTAGGCAGTTTCCACAACACATTCAGGCAAACAATCCTCTATTGGTAGAGTTCGTAAAACAATATTATAGTTTTATGGATTCAGCACAACTTACACTTTCGAGTGTAACTGATAGTGACCAAATACTTTTAGAAACAGAAACGGAATCTTTTCTTGCATTAGATGGAACAGACGATAGTGGTAACAATGCAAATGATTATATTCTAGATGAAGAAGGAACTGTTGGTGAGTTTTCAAAAGGCGAAACTATAACAGGTACAACTTCAGGTGAGACAGCAACTATACTTGCAGAGGACACAGACAATTTAAAATTATATATATCTGCTAATACAAAGTTTGTAACAGGAGAGACAGTTACAGGTGGCACTTCAGGTGCTCAAGGTGTGGTAGGATCTTATAGGGCAAATCCTAATGAGACTATATCACAAATCCTTGAGTACGCTGATGTGAACGATACACTAGACGATTTCTTTTTACAATTCAGAAATAGTTTTTTACAAACAATACCAAATGATTTAACAAGTGATCTAAACAAAAGACAACTTACAAAAAACATTTTATCATTATATAAACGTAAAGGTACAAAGAAAGGTCATGAGATATTTTTTCGTGCCTTGTTTAATGAGACACCAGAATTATATTATCCTACTGTTGATTTATTAAGAGTAAGTGATGGTAAGTTTAATACACAAAATGTTTTAAAGGCAACTCTTGTATCACCATCAGATGGTGATATGACTAAACTTGTTGGTCAAACAATTACACAATCAAACATTGCAGGTAACACGGTTGTTAATCTTGCAACTGCTGTTGTTGAAAGTGCAACTGTTACTGCTGTAAATTTAGGTGGTATACAAAGAGACGTTGCAACACTTATATTAAACAAAGAAAGTATTACAGGAACATTTCAGAATAGTTTAGGTCATTCTATAATAGATGAAACTGATGGTGACGATATTGTAGATGAAGATGGTAATAAAATATTACAACAAACTTTCTCTACGATTACAGGTATCGCAAATGATAATCCTGATGTAACACTAACTTGTAATATTGAAAGTATTTCAGATGATGTTACCTTTGTTGATCGTGGAAGATATTACTCAGTTAATGAGAACGTACCTGTTTCTGAACAAAAAGGTGGTACAGGATTAAACGCACAAATAGAACAAGTATCTTATGGTATAATTGATGATATAATTATTGAAAGTGGTGGTTCAGGTTATGCGGTAGGTGACGCTTTAAGTGTTACAAATCCTACTGACGGTTCAGGACTTGCAGGTGAGGTTGCTGTAGTTAATGGTGGGTTCACTATAGAACAAGATAGTTTAGAGAATGGTGTTATTATATTAGAAGATAGTTCAACTGATCAACTAGTTATGGAATCAGCAACTAACTCTAACACAAACGATATAACTAAAATTAAAATTACAAATAAAGGTGGTGGTTATCTATCACTACCAACTGTTAGTGTAACTTCAACTTCAGGTTCAAGTGTAAATTTATTTCCTGTATCATCAACTGTTGGTCGTGCATTAAGTACAAAAGTTTTAGATCATGGATACAGATATGAAGAGGCACCTGTTTTAAAACCAAAATTACACATACAAATAGATTCATTAACAGGAGGTTCACCACAGGTAGGTGAAACTGTAAGTGCAACACAAGAAGATAATATTATATTAGAAAGTTTTAAAGACGAGACTTACTCTTTATTCTTAGAAGACTTTAGACAATCTAAGTTAAGATTGAATAGTGAGGAAGGTGATATAATTACAGAGGATGGTGACAGTTTTGTTTTCGAAGAAAATAATGAACCTGCTGTATTTGATGGTGCGGAACAAGATGTATTAATAACTGAAGCAGGCGAAAGAATAGTACATACAATTTATGTTGACAATGGTGAAACAGACTTTATGATTGTCACACACAATGGTTCAACTGATAGTAGGTTACAGTTCGAAACAACTGACGCTGTGACAGGTGTCGTAGAAAGTTTTAATGGTGACACCAACATACTAACACTAACAGATCAAACTGGTTCATTTGATGATAAGGTCACGATCACAGGTGGAACATCAGGTAACACAGCGAGAGTTAGAGTTTCAGATCCTGCCTCAACAATATCAACTGCTGGTACAGTAATTGAAACAGACGGTGAGTATTCAGGTGTTGATGGACATATATCAGAAAATACTAAGAAGATACAAGATAGTTTATACTACCAAGATTATTCTTATGTTGTTAAAGTAGGTGAGGCAATTGCAGACTGGAGAGAGTATCTTAAATCTGCTGTGCATCCTGCTGGTTTCTATCTTGCTGGTGAGGTTAGTGTCGTATCTAGAATTGACGCCAAACTAAGATCAGGTAGACTAATAACTGCAGGTATTGAACAAGATGAGATTATAGAAGCATTCAGAGTTATCTTTGGTGAGAAGATAGGTAGACGACTAGGCACAACAACTGATGGCACATCATTGAGAGCAAGTCCTGCTCTAGGTATTGAGAGAGACGTTTCGTTTACTGCTAACACTAGAGACGTAACTTTAAATCAAGATATTACTATCAAGACAGGTGACGATAGAGAGACTTCGTTTAGAACAACCAATATAAATCAAGGGTTTGTCTATGCAGGTGCAAGAATGGATAGTATAGGTAAATTTATCTTTGGTGCATTTAGTCATGTACCTGATAGAATATTGATAGATAGTTCAAATGGTTCTGCTGACGCAGGTGACGATTTGATATTAGAAGACGCATTATTTAATGGACAAATAAAAAGAGAACCGGCAAGTGATACAATGGATTCAGATGCCGCTAC